CTTCTCGTCCTCAATTTCTTTTTGGATCTTTTCGATCTCTTCATCAGTTTGACGAAGAACGTTCTTTTGAACCCATTGTGTAGAGAAATACTTACCGATGTGCTGGCTGACCGCATCAAGCATCTGAATTCTTTCCTTTAGGATTTCATTATCCTTTGATTCAGCAAAGTATGAATCCTGGCGAAAATCAAATCGAATGTTTTCTTGAAAACCTGGCCAATCTTTTTGAGTGATCACTCCCTTTAAAAGAAGTTGAATTCTCAAAATATCCATGAAGATGTAAGAGAATCTTTTACGAAGACGTGAGATGAACTTATGGAATTTAAGTTCTTCACGATTGATCTCAATCGCTCTACCCAGATTGAATCCAGTATCGGACTCCATTCGACCAATAGGTACATTCAGAGAGCGATATAGCTTTCTTTGGAAGAAAAGTATGTCATCGATCTGACCAAGATTATCACCACCTGGAAGTGTTGTAACTTCGGTACCTCTTCCACCTTCTCTACGAGGGAGCCAAAAATCTTCAAGCATGCTCATATGCTTGCGGTCATCGCGAATCTCACCGGTTTCAGCATCATATACGAGCTTATTGCGGTAATTATTCATAACGTTTCTCATGTATTCTTCGGCCTTACCCTTTGGTAAATTTCCGACATCAACATAGAAAATACGACGTTCTGGAGCACGTGAAAGACGATAGATGACAAGAGAGTCTTCCATCATTCGAAGCATATTCACCGGTTTGATCGCCTTATTGAGGTGCGAAAGAACACGTTTCTTCGAATAGTCGAGAAGACCTGAAGTTATGTAAATGATCGCTTCCTTTGCGATCTTAAATCCGGTGTCGACATTTCCAACACCCACACCGTTTTCGGTGTACATAAAATACTCTTCAACTCCGGTAACAAGTTTGGCACCGGTTTTTTCATCGAGTTCTTCCTTAATCTCTCTTACCTTTCTGATTTTAAGAGCATCGATTGAACGAACTTCTTGAATACCCTTTTTCAGATTCTTTTCATCAACGATCACATGATAGAAAATTCTACCGTCGATATACCAACGACGAAAGATGTCGTGACCATTTTCGTTAAAATTCAAAAGTTTGACAACATTATCAAACTCTTCTCGGATAGCGTCCTTGATTTTATCAGGTTGATCGAGTGCGTCCAAATTCACCTCGATTGGAGACTGATCGTCATCTGAAACGATCGCTTCATTTACGATATCCTCAATCGCCATATCGCACTCCGGTTGTTCGGCAGTGATACGATATTTGCGAATAAGTTCGGCATCTGTTTTTACAGAATTTCCGTCAATATCAATGTATTGACCATAATAACCACCAGCTGCAACCGTTGTTGAACCATCGTCAATGTCAGGCGGTACGATTGACTTATTTTTTGTCAGGTCCGAAGTTTTATCTTCGGTAGCTTTGGTAATTTTGAAGCCGAATAGTTCCATTTGTTATTATACAGTGAATCAAGTGGATGAGCATAAACTCTCATCCACTTGATATTTATTTCAATCTATAAAACCGATTAAACGAGAATTGATCTCTGATCGGTTGTGTTGGAAGTCCAGTAAAGAACTTGAAGTTCTACTGTAAATTCCTCAACAGTGTTTTCGGAGTCATTAGAGACATCGATTGCACTAATGTTTGTTGGGAATGTTCCAACGATATTATATTTCTTGGTAGTCTGACCGGTTTTGTTCAGCTGTTCAACGGCCATATCGGCAGTATAAGCAACTGGATTTGACAGGCCAGTATTATTAACATGAGAATTGATTCCGTTCATCCATTTTTCAAAGGCATTACGAACTTCCATTCCCGTATCGTTAATCACCGTGATTGTCCAAGGTTCAAATGTACGGTCACCTGCAATTTGCAGTTGGCGACCGCGATATGGAACTGTAATTGGAGCAATTACTGAAGCAGGAAGTTGTGCAGCCTTAACCATAAAGGATGCATTATTTCCGTTAATACCAACATAAGCAGGATAGTTGACGGTAACCTTAAAAAGGTTAGCGCGTGCACCGCCTCCAATGAGTTGGGATTTAAATGAGTCGATTCCTAGAGCCATTGTATTGTTCTCCTATTTATATGTTATTGTCCAACGATTTCTGAGAATTCAACGCCGGTTCTTGTTGCAATGAAGTTCAGAGTGATGAAGTTAATCGAGCGGGCAGGCTTGATGTAAATATCAGCACGGAATTCATTGCGATCGATAACGTCACCAGTGTTATTGGTGTCATCACAGACCACGAGGAAGTCAGTAACTCCACGACGACCTTGAACATCGCGCAAGAATGGTTCCACTAAGTTGCGGAACTGAGCGCGAGTGAATTCGTCATTAAGTTCGAACAGCTGGAACTTAGCAGCGGTTGAAATTGCTTTTTCAAGAGTAATGAAGAGGCGACGAACATTGATTCTATCGAATGCCGATGGCTTTGCCAGAAGAGTCTTATCTCCGTAGAGAACGGTACCTTGACCTGGGAATGAGACGATAGGATTGATGCGAGCCTTGTAAAGAGTATCACGATCAGCTTGCTTTGGATTGAAAGCGAGCTTAGTGACACCCAGGAGTTGGCCGCGATTGAAACCGGCTGGTGAGAACCATGCATCGGCAACTTCATCGGTATTAGCGCAGAGACCGGCAACGTGTCCACAAGCTGGGATCCAGCGATAGACGTCGTTGTACTTGTCGTAGATCTTCAGAGCTGTGCTGTCGATCACTGCGTATGAGGTTGAGCTCAATGAATCAGCGAATGCCTTGACATCCGTTGCTGGGCTTGAGGTGCCAACAGTGTCCTCGATTGGAGGAGAGATGAAGGCGACAACATCTTTACGAGCTGCGGCGATGGTGATGAGTTCTGCTGCAACGTCGGTTGCACCGTTTGCATCACAGTCAGCGAACAGAAGATTTACATCAACTGTTTCAGCATCGGCGAGGTATGCAAGAGCGTCGGATATGTCACCGGCGTCGGCAACATAGTTTGTTCCTCCCTGCAGCGAGTAATTGAATGCAGAAGTGTTGACCGTAAAGGTTACACCATCAGCGGCATTCTCACCGGCATCGGAAAGAGTTGCTTCGTGATCGAGCCACCATACCCATTCGGATGTGGTATTGACAACGTTCTTGTAGTAGTTGCTTGTTCCGTCTTCCTTGACAGCGTCAGCTGCTTGAGAAACGAACTCAAACTTTTCGAGGATTGTTCCTGCAATTCCAGAAATCAGACCATCTTCGTCGATAACGGCGATGTGAAGTTCGTCATTTGAAGAACCACCGGCGGTTGCAGTATCAGATGTACCAGGTACCTTCGTGAAAGAAGATGCATAGGTCCATGCTGCGAATGCGCTGCTGTCTGCTGGGCAAACTGAAACCTTCAGCGAATTGCCAAGGGTACCAGCATATTTTGCAGCCCATGCACCAACGGATGCAGAACCGTCGTCATAGTTTCCTTCGTAGTGGTCGCGGTTCTTGATCAGAAGACCGTAGTTACCACCTGCGCCTGATGTGGCGTTTTGGTGTGGATCTTCACCTGAACCGTTGGTTGTTGCGTTTGCACGAACAACTTTCAATGCATTACCGTACTTCAAGAATGAAGCGGCGGTAAAGAATGAGCGGGCGTAGCTAGCGGAAGGAGTGCCGAAACGTGATGCTAGTTCTTTTTCAGAGCTAACCGTAACAACCTCTTCGATAGGACCCCACTCGAAATGTCCAGCAAAACCACCGATTGAAGTGGATACTGCTGGCACGACGTTTGTCAAGTCAATTTCATTGACCTGGACGCCTGGAGATACTTGGAATGACATTTGATTTTTTCCTCGTCAGTTTGAGTTAATGAGTAAGCATAATGCGGTTATTCAATAACTTCTATTTATAATTTTAAGATTTTACATTAAATTTTTGGCTTCAACCCATAGATTACCATCCACGCCTCGTTCGTACTGTGACACTTCGTTATTCTCAAGATCACCCATGATTCCAACCGGCGTGAGTTCGTCCTCTATCACCTTTAATTTTTCTGCATATAGCAGATTTTTCAGATCGATATTTCCAAATTCAGAAAAAATGTCAGTCGAACTGAACCAGCCAAATAGGACTAGGTTCATAACCAGGTCATCGTGATTTCCATCAGAAGCACCGTATGAATTGTGTTGAACCTCGAACGTGCTCAGCTCGGCTATCATATCGATATCAACAACCTTAAGTTTCTTTGCTTCAATAAGATCTTTTAGATTTGAACACCCAATTCTTTTCACACGTTTTGTCATCGTCGCACCGATTGCCCCGGCTTTTACCGCAGATTCAACAAACATATGTTCATATTCGAGATCATAATAAAGAGCGTTACATACAACTTGTCCAGCGTCATTTGATTCCACGATGACATAAGCATCGTTATATGTCTTTGCATATTTGTAGATCACATCTGGGAAGAGTAAAGGCGAGACGGTATTATCTCTGTAAATAGCAACACATAGGAAAGGACGAACTGAAATGTCTATAATTGTGAATGTCGAATAGTCCTTATTTCTTCCCTTTGCGACATCGACCGTCATCACATAATTGTGCTTTTCTATTGGTTTTTGATATACCTTTACTCCACCCTGAGTGTAAATCGGATTTTCAGCACGAAGAGAAAGTAGAGCGTCGGATGAGATAAGAGTTGTCCCAGTACCGATAAACGAATTTCCAAATTCTTGCTCAAACTGCAGCTCCGAGGTATTGGCGATAGTTTCTTCTTTCCATTTTTCATCTCGGCCCGGCACATCCCACCAATCAACTCGAAGAGGTTTGTACTCGTTTGTTTTCTGTATCGCGCCTTCCCAAATTCGATGGAATATATTTCCAACTCCATTTGCGGTTGAAGTGATAATCACACGAGATTGTTTACCAGATGAGATAACAGGATATGTTGAAGTGTAGAATGTGCCAGCATTTTCAACAAAACCAAACTCATCCAGATAGAGCAGTGAAACGGACTTACCGCGGATCGATGAGCCAGATGTAGCAGAAGCAACAAGCTTTGAATTGTGACTAAATTCGATACTACCTTTATTCAGCGCACGGCATCCAGGCTGAAGAAAAAACGGAAGATTCTCAAGCATCAACGAAATACGACCAAGCATTTCACGAGCGGTTGAACCTTTGTTCGCAAGAATCGCGATCAGTTTTTCTGAATGAAAGCACGCGTACCAGAGAAGGTAGGCGCAAACAGCAATGGATTTACCAGACTGTCTACAAGCAAGAACGATACTGAAACGATTCGAGTTAAAATGCTCGAACATATTGTCTTGATATTCATAAGGCTCAAAATCTACCAGACCATGATCGATGTGAATGATCTTTATATAGTTCTTGCAAAAATATGCAGGAGATTCCATGCATCGAAGATACTCTTGTACTTCGATCTCTGTAAAACTTTGTTGAACTCCGTCTCTTTTGACTCTCGCATTACCGAGATATCCCCAATCGGCCGGAGGATTTACATTAATTCCGGCTTTAGGTTGGCTCAGCTTCATTTTCAGGAGTTACATTTTTTAGTTTGTTTTGAAGAAATTTTTGAAGCTGCGTAGTGGTTCCAACAAAGAGATTATTATTTGTAGTGCCACCTCCTGATGTGGGCGCTTGTTCACTTTGTACTTCCTTTGTCTTTTTCTGAAGATCCATAAGTTTATCAGCCATATCAGCAGTGTTCTTTAGCATGCTGCTTAACACCTCAAACGCTCTTGGATGCTCAGACTGCATCGCAAGCTCGAGCATCGAATCTATTGCAGTATTTGATTTCTCGACCAAATCCTTATATGTCTTGCGAGAAAATTCATAATCGTCCTGAACTTCTTTTTTAGAGGCATCGACTGGCGTAGACGCAGGAATAATTTTCTGCGGAATGTTTGATTCCAGCTTTTTAATTAAGTCATCTTTTTTGTCGCTCATAATATAAAAATTTTTACCTTACGGAAATATCGATGTGATCGATGATACCGCTCGCGTAGTCGTAGATGACGCACCAACCACGTTTTCATCAGTTCTAAATCTACCGTCCGCTGAAACAACGGTGATGACGTTACTTGCAAATGAACGAACTGTTGCGGTTGTACCTGAAATTGAACCAGTGAGAGTTTCTCCGGCAGTATATGATCCGGCGCCAGCTTCAACGGTAATTTCAAAAGCGTCTGTATCCGCAAAAAAGTCGATCGAATCAACTATGGTATACGAATCGTCCTCATTTGCAGTAAGAGGATTAACTTTTGATGTAAGGCGTTCCACCTTATTATCGCGGGCATCGACCTCGATATCCACAAGAGTTGTTTTGATAACCTGTTTCTTCGTGACAGGACCATAGAATCGAGCTCTCAATTCAAAATCCAATGCGTAGATGATCGAGCGTCTTGTGAGAAAATCGCCTTCATAGTCATCCGACATCGTTACGCTAGTGAGCGTGATAGGAACATCTGTGTTCACACCAGTGAGTCCTGCAAGATCCTTTACGGTTACGGTATACTCTGGTTGAAAATACGGAAGGATCTGCTCAAGGATTTGAAGAGCATCATCCTGATTTTTTGCTATGATATTCAGTTGAATTCCGATTCGATATGGAACTGGAGATCTTAAAATCTTTCTGCCATTATCGTCATCGGGATCAAGAGCCAATTGCGTATTGAACTTACCGAGCTTTAAATTCGTATCGTATGTGAGTGACACGATTTCAAAAGCCATGCGCGGCAGTTTAATACCAACTTGCTCTTTATTTACATCTTGCTGCTCATCGATGCGAGCCAAAAACTTTTGTTTTGGACCATAGGCCAAAGGAACCCGAGTGATATTCGTAACATCACCTGCTGAATTTCTACGAACAACAGAAATGTTATTGAACATCGTACCGAATACGGCTACGAGTTTTCGAAGAGTTGCGTTATAAAAGTGTCCTGAAAACATCGTTATAGGTCGTTAGGATCACCGAAAGGATTTGCCTCAGTGAAGTCGATGATATCATTACCATCGATTTCAAAATCACGATTCTGTGCGTTCTCGTTGCTATTTACAAACGTGCGATTGATGTCGGTGTCGTCAATATCATAGACTCGGGTAATGTCCCATTCGGCGCCAGAGGTACCGCCGGTAAGAACATCGCCCGCTCCCGCTGTAACTTTAAATTGAGCAAATGCTCCAGTGTTTGACGTGATCTGTCCAAGATAGATACGAAGTGCACCGGATGTTGGTTGTTCAAATCGAAGAACCTTAGCATAAACTTCCGAATCAACTCCGATAACCTGAGTGACGATTTCACCAATCTGGAAATTAGTTCCATTGCCATTTTCAATATCAAATACGTATTCCGTAGCAGAATCGTATTGAACTTGATCGAGGTCCTTAATACCGGTCGTAATTTCCTCGTTGCTGTATTCAAACAATTCGCACTGCAGTCTCCATGTTGGGACTTTTGAGAGCTGATAGAATGGAGTTTTTGCTTCAGTGAATTTGATCTCAAACATCGAACGAGTCAATGGAAAATAAATGAGATCACCTTCGGCAGGACGATTGCTTATGATTCCGTTGTTCCAAAAGCCAACCAATTTACTCCACTGACGACGAGATACAACGAATGTAGCTTGATTGCGAATTTCAAGACCAAACTTTGAAAAGAGCGTGCCGTCTCCATCAAAACCATCCACATTGTCGATATACATCTCAATCATATAAGCATCGCCGAATTTGCTCTGAAT